GTGTTGTAACATCCTCAGAAAAAGATCATGGTCATCCCAAGATGTCGGAGCAAAAATAGGGTCATTACCTCCTACTTCATCCCATACAGATTTTTTAACCATTCCTGAAACTCCTTCTCCTTTTGGAATTGAAAAAGGTTCATTTAACTGTTTGAAGTCCTCAATCCACTCTTCAAAGGAAGCCTTATCGAAGTTATTGTAATACCCCCCAAACATCTGTTCAGGAACAAAAACAGTCCCATATCTACTAAAAGATTTAAACATATTGGGTTCTACTCTGAGGGAATTTACCCACAGTTTTTCATCTGGGTTTTCTAAATGAACTTTGTAAAGTTCTAAATCCCAGTTTTTTGTAACATAAAAATCAGAATGAAGGAAGTTTATATACTCTGTTTCAACTAAAGATGCACAATGGTTCATTCCCTGACCAATCCCGGTAGGATCTAACTCTTTAATGGAAACTGTTAGATTATACCTGTTTTTATTCTCCAATAACCATTCAATAGTCCCGTCCTGGTTACTTTCATCAGAATGTACTATAAAAGGGGCTTTAGAGTAGTATGAGTTTTTTCTAACAGACTCTACAGCTAGTTTAAGGTACTCTAAATTGTAGTATGTTGAAATACAGTGGGTGATCATTAAATAGAGTTATATGTGGCTAGGTTGGTATACAGTTCATTCTGTTTTTCCTGTCTTTCAATAGTCTTCTCATGAATAAGAGAATAATTCTCATTCTGAGGTAAAGATGCATACGATTTGTAACCTGATAGGACTTCGTGAACTTTGTTGACCCATTTAATATCGGGAGTGTTTTTATAGATTCTCTGCTGATAGTCAGGGAAGTTAATCCACCCTCTTGCGTCCAGTCTCCAACCCCATTTTTCAATATGTTCTTGGGTAATTCCTTTTACAGTGTTTATCCTTGGTACAAACAACACATCCACATCTCCGGAAAGTCTAAAGATCTCAGGAAGACTTTGAATTAGGGAAGCTGAAGGAACCTCGTCAGCATCCAGCTGAAAAATGTATTCTCCCGAACAATAAGTACTTAGTGAATTTTTCCAATCAGCAAAATGACCCCCAAAAGAAGCTTCATAAAATTCAACCTGATTTAAGTAAGGTTTGCAATAGCTTTCCAACTCTTCAGATTTCCCACCCCGGGTATCACATAAAATAATTATTTCGTCCTGTGACTGGACCTCTTTTAACAGGTGGGTGAGGAGTCTTTTGAACTCCTCAACCTCATTATAAACAGTAATACAATAACTAATTTTCATAACATAAAGATAAGAAATCTATTTCAATTTTCAAACTTATATTGAAGAATAGAATTCAATTTGTTCTAAAGCTGTCATGAAATCCCTCTGTTCATATTGTGTTGAACTTGAAGTATCCATTTTATGTGTTTGACCTTCTGGGAATTTAGATTTTTCATCTTCTGGAATCTCTACCATGTTCATAGCTGTCCATTTCCAATTATCAGTCTGTGTTCCGTCAGCAAATACAATACCTTTCTCGGGCAGACTTATTGTAGCTGGAAACCAGTTAAATCCTTCTTGATCGACTTTCTGTAACTCCCTGTGGAGGGTTGGTGAGGAGTTTAAAGTCTGTTGGAGTACTTCTGTTTCCCCTTTTAATAAGGTACTTGTGCTGTACCCACATCCAAAACACAGTCTCACTTCAATGTCAGGTGTAGGATGTTCCGAGTAACATGCATTTCCTCCACATAGTGGACATATCTTAAAGTTTTGTTCTGTTTCCGGTATCATGAAATTGGTGTTAATTTTTTTAATGGTGGTAATTTTAATTCAACTTGGGTAGGTATTTGGGGCATGTTTTGATCCAGTAACTGTCCAAGTTTTTCTGACATTTTATCGAAAGAAAATTCAGTTCTGGACTTGTAGCCCTGTCTCTTAGCTTTGGTTTTCCAATCGGAAGAGTTTTTAATTAAATCTTTGTAAGCTCTTCCAATCTCTACAGGATCGGGACTAAACCACTTGGCTATACCCAGTATCATATCTTGAACCTGGGCTGAAGGGTGAACAGGTGTTAAAGTCCCTCCTACCAGTTTTACAAAAGAACTATCCAGAAAATCTAGATGTCCACTCCAAGCTGATGCAATAACGGGTTTGTTACAAAGACTAAACTCCAGTAAAGGTCTTCCATAACCCTCTCCTTTGGTTAGTGAAACCATTGCAAAAACTTTTGGGTGATTGTATAGAAGGTTCATATCTGTTTCCGATAAATCGCCATGTAATAGGTAAATGTTGGGTAGGGTTCCTTTAACGGATTTTCTTATATTTTCAATTCTGTCGAACAGATTGTCCCTGTCTATAATTGACGTTCCAGACCCTGCTTGAACTTTTAGAATCAATGCCGGGGGTGAAACATTATTTTTGAAAGTTTCTAGAAAAGTCTTTACGGTGTACCCTATGTTTTTTCTATCTTCACCTACTTCCCCAGGAAGCCAGTGACCAACTGTAAGAAAACATTGATATTCAGGAATAGAGTCTAACACCTGTTCTATTTCCGATTTTTCTTTTAGGGGTTTTTCAATTGGAAAGAATATCCCCAGATCAATACCTTCAAATAGAACTTCTACCTTTGTGTTTAGCTTCAGTCTTTTAACAATTTGACCTGTAGCGTTGTCTTGAAATTCGTAATTAGTATCTTCAAACACTTTTTTAGCATGGTTGGAAGATACTAACACTAAATCCATGTTATTACACCCCTCTATCCAGGATTGGTGGCAAAGAGTAGTTTCAATTCCTGCAGTTACACCTATATTGTATTTTCCAACTTTTTTAAATTCATTTGGAACCGTTATTTGAACCCAAATATCGGGTTGGTAAGTAAGGTTTTGAATAACTCTTGGTGTAATTTCTACATCACCATGATCTTTTAGGTAACCAAACCTTGTATTACCCCATCTTTGAGGTAGTACAAGTACATCCCAATCGGGTTTTGCTTTAATAAGAGCTTTAACAAAATCTGCTGATCTTTTACCGTAACCACTGTACGTGTCTACAGGTGCAGATATGACACAACTTAATTTTTTCATTAACTAGTAATTTATTGGGTGTGGTAAATATTTTGGAACAGGTGTTGTGATTTTATGCAATTCAAAACTCCTTCTAGGTTTGAACCTCTCAAAAGAACTGTCAATACTTTCAATCATGTTTTTACACATGTTTTTTACAGACATTCCAGATTCTTTAGAAAGAACCCATTCCCTACCTTTCATTCCGTTTTGTGATCTTGTTTTAGCTGGGATGTTATAAACATCTTCTAAAGCTTCAGCAACATCCCTAGGGTCACACCTGTCGTCAAAAATATAAGGTGTAGGGACAGAACCCACAAGTGACAGGTTGGAAGGGAACACCGGTCTACACCAGTCACCACATTTTTTGAATCTTCCTGTATGATTGGAAGGAAATTCAGGAGAGAAATTTATCCAGTTTCCATTTTCATCTTCGAACCTCATTTGATCTTGCATTCCACCGGTGACATTACCTATAATCATTTTACCTGACATCATAGACTCTGTTAGAGATAATCCCCACCCCTCATTTGAGGAAATTAGCATAGTCACATCACAAGCATTGTATAGTAGGTTCATACTTTTCACATCATACTTTTCTGTTGAAAAGATTACATTCACGTATTCCGGGTCACACAGAGCTTCTCTAACTGCTACCAGATCTGTACCATTTTCGTCAATAGGTTGTGTATGAAGGACAAGGCAACATTCTTTAGCTTTTTCTTTCCCTATTCTGTCACAGAAATTTCTATAGGATAATATAACATCCCCAGGTGACTTTCTTCTAATGTTTCTAGCATTGAATAGTACCTTAAATTTGTAATCTTTTCCCTGAAAGAGATTATTTGAAAATTCTTTTAGTTTAGTTTCTTCTTCGGAACCCTCTAAGATAGGGTAAAAATTATTTTCATCAATTCCGTGAGGTAGATATGTGATTTGTTTTTCTTTAGCAATCTCTCCCAACACCATTTCATTAATGTTCTTGGTTTGTTTTGAAATAGCCATTAATAAATCACAGGACTCATAGAAAGGTTTATTGTACAGTGGGGCTGGTGAACTGTCCCAGATATTTAAATAAAACAGTGGAATTTTTGATCTAATTTCTCTTTCAATTTCAAATAACCAGATCCAGTATCTAGGGTCTGTAAAAATCATAATTGCATCCGGGTTTTCCTGTCTGATCAAATTACGTAGAGTAATTGCATCTCCATACCCATTGTTACATAACACGACTACTGAGGAGTCATTAATTCCTGTTAACCTGTTAACCTCGTCAGAAAGGTCAAACCCTTTCCCAACATCCGGGTGGTTAATAGCTGCTCCTAGATTCACCCAGTTGAAGTGGTGTGCAGTACCTATTACAAAATCCCTTGCAACAGAAGCTACACCTGAAAACATTCTTAAGTCATCTGAAAGTAGTAATATTTTCTTCCGTTGACTTTTTTCTAGGTACCTAAATTTTTCTTGCATAAACTATTCTAGTGAGGTATTTGTTTGTTTGTCTATAATGTCTTTAAAATTTTCATCAGTAAGGTACAAAAACAAAGCTCTATTGACAAGGTTGTGAAAAGTAAAGACTCTTCTAGAATTCTCTCTCTTAAACCTTTCATGTAAATCTGTTTGGACCTGTACACTTGTTAACTTGAGTAAATTATCCACTGTAAAAAAAAGTATTTAATATGTTAAAGAATGTTATTTGATTCCGGACAATACTGTGTTCCTTGAAATGGACAAAACCTACAATTCTTTTTGTTGGGAATAGCTTTATATGGTTTATCCCGGTATTGACCTTCTTCTGTAAAAGCTTCTGTAAGGAACTTTTGGACATTTGTGAGGATTTTACCCCTCTTAATCTTTCCTGAAGGTGGGCTAAATTCTTGAATTCTTCTCCCCATTGCCGGAAATTCAGGATCTTCAGGGATTTTCCTCTTCAGTATGATGTAATTAATGTTAATTTTCTCAACATCTAATTGGAACTGTCTAGCTAAAAACTCTTTATACAAGATTAACTGTGCTATTTTGTTCTCATCTTTTTTCGTCTCACTGTTCCATCCTCCTGTAGAAGTTTTTAGATCTATTACTGTGAAAGTTTCACTTTCAGAATTATAAAGTAAGACATCAATGTACCCTTTAAAGAACACATTGTTCCCCATTGGAGACACAAGGGGAATTTCCACCCCAATTAAATATACATTTTTAGTGGAGAAATAAAGGGATCTCTTTGATTTTAAGTAATTAAGTATTTCAATTCCATCTAAATAAAATTCCTGTAATTCCTCTTTTGTACTGAAATGGGTTTGTGTCTTTTGAAACTCCTGTAGATAAATGTTTTTCATTTTATCCAAAAGCATTTTACCAAGATCCATCTCTAAAGATTTCTTCACAGTCTCTTGGTACATGACTGTCAACCATTCTTGAATAACTTCATGGATAGCTGTCCCGAAAGTTGTATGAACCGAAGGTTTAAACTCAGTAATACCTCTGACCTGTTTTAGTTCCCAAGCTTTTGGACAATTTATAAATGTTGAAATTTGAGAGTATGAAACGGACTTCTGTGTACTGTAATCTAAAACAGGTTTAGGAGTTTCCCTAATTTTCGAAACTATAAGAGGTACCGATTTAGACATTTGATAATGTTTCTATTCTTCTTTCCAGGTACCAAAGAGCTTTTTTCAAATCCTCAAGTGAATTTTCTTTCCTATCATGCCTAGCAACATATTTAATTACATTTCCCAGATAAAAATCCTTGTCCATACCCCAGGCTTCTAAAACCTTATAGACTTCAAACGGGTTTTCATTACCTCCATAATGCTGTGGACTAAACACATTTTTATCCACATCTTTTAGTATACCTGTAGAAGGTTTAACATCACTCATAAGTAAATTCTGTTTAGAATAAGATAAAAAAAAAGGCTTGAATAATCAAGCCTACTTCTTACCTTTTTTCCTTAAACTAATCAACCAGTTTAAACTTCCCTGGAAGTAATAATTTTTGTCGTACCCTATTCCACCAGAAGCACCCCATATTTTGTCGGACTTGGATTTAATAAGGATATTAGGTCCTACAAAACTGTTACCCAGTGTTGGTCCAATGTAGATTTTTAACCTTTCAGGTTCTTTTACAATTGTAGAATCTTTAATTGTACGTTCTGTTATTGCTGTAGTTACCTCCCTGTCGACAATAGCATTTTCGGTTACAGTGTCTTTGATAAAAATCCTACCCAGTTTATTATCAAGAGTAATTGTGTCAAGGTAGACAGTCTTTGCAAAGAAACTCTTAACAATTTCCGTAGAATCTACATTTACAGGTATTTTGACTTCCTTGATTTGGGTATTGTAGATTGTTTTACCAGGTTTGTAAATAACCTGTGTCACAATTTTCTCTACCGTATCAACAGATCTGTGAAGAACTTCATATTGTTTACCTTGAACGGTAACTGTGTTGGTGTGTGATTCTTGTCTTGGACAAGCTTGTGTAATGAATAAAACTCCTACCAGTATTATAATAACCAATGACTTAAAGTCAATCTTTTTTAACATAAAATTAGTTGTTTTTTGATGAACCCTTGTGCAGATCTATTTTGTCGAGTATTTGATCCAGAATTTTATTATTTAAAGACCCGGACATTGAAGCATTTTTTAGAATACTTATGATTTGGAAAACTAGAAAAGGAGCAATAATAGTTTGACTAAGCCATGTCCCAATATCAAATGATTTCTGCACTGTTAGTACCAGAGATAGAACTATCATCCAGAAGAAAAAAGTTTTAACAATTTTAATTGCTTTATTAGTCATGAACCCTTCCCTTTTCATACCAGCTAATATCCCGAAAAACCCGTCTGCAAAAATAACAACACAGACTGCTAAATACTTTTCAGAGTTTGTTGAAGTTAAATCCAGGAAATAGGATCCGATAAAAGCTAATAATGTTGACACGGTTAAAGTTAAAAGTGCATAAGTTTTCATAGACTTACCTTCAAATTTAGTTATTCGGGTTTAACATAACTGTACATCCTGTTTGTCCACTCCACCCTTTCTGCCAATCCATGTGGATTGTACTTAGAATCTGGGTTACCTAGGTTGATACCTTTTGAAAATTTCTTGATATTCTCAAAAGTAACTTCATTACAAAATCTCCAAAGATTATTTTTCTTTACAAAGAAAATAGCTGATTCAATAGCGTAATGTGTAATTACTTTACCCGGGTTAGTTAGTATTTCAGGGTCTTTTAACTCTTCAGCTAGTTCCGTATAGTTTGCTCTACCTGTTGTCTGCAAACCTCCTCTTCCTCTAAAGAAGTACCCATCTCCGGAAGCCTCATCTCCGTTCCCCATCCTATTAGCATACACCCTATTTCCAATTTTTTCCGGGTTTTTGTCATACAGTTCACTTAAATTTCCGGGAAAATATTTAGGGAAAATCATTTTTAATCTAGGTGCTGTATATTTCAGGTTTTCCTCAAGAATTCTAAATCCCCCTGTCTCGTGTGCAATCTGTCCAAATAGGTGTGCTCCTTGTTCTGGTGTTAAGCCGTAATGTTCATTAGCTGCTTTAAATGTTTTGGGTCCAAAATCACCATCAACCTTTAACCCCAGTTTCTTCTGTAACTCTACAACAAACATATTAATCTTCCGAAAAAAAGTTAGTTAAGAACTTACCAACAACACCTAAGACTAATGAAATAACTGCAATAGTCGGTTCATTAGCATATATGGTGTACCCTGTAACTGAGGTTGAGATTGCTAGTAATGCATCTCCTAATTTTCTCCACTTTTTAGGAGTGGGACTGTAATAATTTTTAATTGCCATTTATATCAGATTTACCAATATAAATAGTAAAGGTCCCCTAAGGAAGAAACCGGTTAACAAACCGGCTTTCTCTTAACTTTCCTGAAGGTCTGAGGGAAGAAATTCCTCATTAACATGTCCACAATCTGAACATTTAAATACCGGTATTGGAATTACCCCCGGTTTATTGGTTCCGGTTAAAAATTTTGAAACTCTTCTCAACTTCACAGCATCTGTAAATGTTGTTCCTTGACAACTGTTGCATGTAATTTCTTGAGTATCTGATAATTTAATTCCCGGTGTCTGATTCTGTTGATCCATTTAGTTTTGAAATTGTTAGGGGTATTAGAACTTTTAGATTTGAGTTTTGTAATTTTTCTTGCATTACTAGTAACTCATCTAGAAATGTATCCGAAGTGGTTCCTGACATGTGTAGGAAGTTTTTAACAGTAAATCTAAAATCCTCGTTAGAGGTTTTAAAAACTGTTTCAAGTTCTTCGTACTTTTTAATTGAATCAGACACTAGCCGGTTTCTTTTTCGGGTAATATTTTTTCTTTTTCTTAGCAGCGGGTTTTTCCTCCACTAAGGGTTTGTTGTATTGCTCTTCAGCTAATTGAGCTAGTTCTTCCTCTTCAGGAGTGTAAGGAGTTTCTTCTACATCTTCAGGACTTCTTCTTGAGATTACCCAAAAGAAAAGTACAATAGATACCATTGCTCCTACAACAATTGATGATAGTAAATCCATAAAATTTAAAATTAAGGTGGGGAGATAATCCCCACCCTGTTAGTTATCTGCTTTTTGTTCGTCTACCGATGCTTTTCTGTAAGCTGTCACCAGTTTTTTAAGGTCTCCGATCTTTTTTCTAGCTACTGCTTGAGATCTTTTAGTTGTACCTTCATGACTTGTAACAAACTCGGCCCACAACGTGGACATTTCTTGAAAAATCTTCTCTTTTTCCATTTAGTATTTAATATTTAGTTAAAATTAATTAAAACATTGAGGTGTCCAAACCGTTTCCTGATTCTTTTTCTTCAGGAAGTGTTACTATACTACACTCTGTAGTTAGCATAGTACCCCCCACAGAAACCGCATTCTCAAGAGCTAACCTGGTTACTTTTGTAGGGTCTAGGATACCTTCCTCTAGCATGTTTCCATATGTTGATGTTTTTAGGTTAAATCCAAACCAAAGGTCTTTCTCTTTTAAAATAGTTTCACACCTTTCTGAAATAACTTCTTCATCCTCTCCTGCATTTCTCAGAATTTGTTTGAAAGGTTTCTCCATTGCTTTAATGAGAATGTTTACACCCAGTTTTTCATCACTGGTTAAATCCTTTAGTGATCCCTGTTTTAGAACCTCTTCTAAATGTTTTGAAGATCGAAGTAAAGCAATTCCTCCTCCGGGTAAAATTCCTTCTAGTAAAGCAGCTTTAGTTGCATGTAATGCATCATCAACTCTGTCCTTCCTTTCTTTCATCTCAACCTCGGAAATTCCACCGACGTGAACAACTGCAACTCCACCGGTTAATTTACCTAATCTATTCTGAAGGACTTCTTTTTCGTAAGGTGATTTTGCCTCCTCTATTTGGTTCTTAATTTCCTGAACTCTGGTAATTAGTGCTTCTTCTGAACCTCCTCCGTCAATTATTGTTGTATCGTCTTTTGAGACAGTCACCTTCCTCGCACTTCCTAACCAGTTTGTATCAAATGCATCAAGTCTCATCCCTTTTTCTGAACTTACAACTGTACCTCCAGTTAGTATTGCGAGATCTTCCATGACTGCTTTTCTCCTATCTCCAAACTCAGGTGCTTTAACAGCAACCACATTCAGAATTCCCCTCATCTTATTTACAACTAAGGTAGATAGAACTTCTCCTTCGATATCTTCTGCTACAATCAGTAAAGACCTGTTTTGTTGTGACACTCCTTCAAGTAGGGGTAACAAATCTTTTAATTTAGCTAACTTGTGGTCACAAAGTAGAATTAAAGGGTTGTTCAATACAGAGGTCATTGAAGCGTTATCGGTTACAAAGTATGGGGATTTATATCCTCTATCAAATTGCATACCTTCAACAGACTCTAGTTGAGTCTCCCCTGTTTTAGACTCCTCAATAGTCACAATACCATCTTTACCGCATTTTTCCATTGCTGTTGCAATTAACTCCCCAACTTCCGGGTCGTTGTTACCTGATACTGTTGCAACATGTTTAAGCTGTGACTTGTCTGACACTGGTTTAGAGTAACCTGTCCTTAAGTACTTAATAACTTCTACAGTTCCAAGGTCAAGACCTCTTTTTACTTGTGTAAGATTTACTGTCTCTGAATTTAGATCTGATTCTAAGAGAGATGCTGCTAAAAGTGTTGCAGTAGTTGTCCCATCTCCAGCTAATGTAGCTGTTTTTTTAGAAACCTCCTTGACTGCTTGTGCCCCCATATTCTCAGTTGGGTCTTCCAGTTCAATTTGTTTAGCAACTGTAACACCATCTTTTGTTGAACATGGATTTCCGTTAGAATCTGTATAGAAGACATTTCTACCTGAAGGTCCTAATGTGACTACTACAGCTCTAGCTAACTGGTCTACACCATTTTTAAGTTTTTGTCTGGAATCTGATCCGTAAGTAATTTGCTTTTTACTCATTTGTTTTTTCTATTACTGTTAAAATTTCTCTATCGGCAATAATTAAAAACTCCTCACCGTCATCTTCAAATCTTTGAGGTCCAATTTTTGGAAGAAGAACCAGGTCTCCTACCTTAACTGAAACAGGGATGAAAGTTCCAAAAGGTGAATGACCTCCAGGTCCTACAGCAACAACTTCACCTAGTTCTGCTTTTTCTTTTCCCATGTCAGGAATAACAATTGAACCATACATTTGTTCCGACGTTTTAGACGGTTTGACAATAACCTTGTCATGTAATGGTCTGTAAATACTTTTGTTCATTTTAATGGTTAAAATTTATAACTTAATATAAAGAAATTTTTATAAAAACACAACTCTCCTTTAGGGAACTTGACCTTGTTAGTGTCCTTCCCTAAAATTATTTGCTATCTCAGGAGGTGCTTTTAATGTAACTCCAGGTAACTTAGTGGTATTTTCCATAAGATCCTGTACAATAGGAGCAACAAGTTCTGCATACTCTTCAGGTACATTTACAATCAACTGGTCATGAATTTGAGCTTGAACTCTTCCATCAATCCCCATTTCTTTTAACTTTCTGTTAATTTGAATAGCTGCTCTGTTAACAACAGCTGCTGCTAAAGATTGTAACTGGTAATTTAAACAGTTGTTTAAGGCATTTTTATAATCCTTGTACATATTCGTAACCAGGTCTCTTCCGTACTGATCCACTAAACCTTCTCTGAACTTATAATCTAGAAAACTGTCTCCAAATTTTTCATAAATTTGTTTGGCTCTAGGCAAATGTCTAATTCTACCAACCTTATTTTTAATAAACCCGGTCTTCTTAACTGTTTCTCTAGATTGTACTCTCCATTCTTTTAGTTTTGGAAATCCATCTAAATATCCATCTACAAGAATTTGTGCTTCCTGTCTAGAGACATTCAAAGTTTTGGATAAAGCAAATGCTTCCATTCCGTAAGGTACACCTAATGAATACCCTTTAGCTCTATTTCTTTTTACCGGGTCTATTTTCTTAAGAAATACCGGGGATTTACTATCAGGTGAAACTCCATTGGGGTACTTCACCTTATCCTGGTCCAATTTTTCGGTTTTAATTGCAATGGTTGAATAAAAGTCCCACCCATTGTTAAAAATGTCTTGTAACCCTTCATCACCTGAAACTGAAGCAAAACAGTGTGGTTCCAAACTGGTAAAGTCGGCATCAATAATCTTTCTTCCTTCTCCTGCAATAAAAAACTCCCTAACAATGTTATTATATCTAACAATAATTTCCGAATCCTCCTCCTCTTCTTTAGGTTTAGGTAACTGCTGTAAGTCCGACCCATACCTTCCAGAAACTGTTCCATTTTGTTTGAAATACGGATAATATCTACCATCCTCATGATTTTCCAAAAATCTGTCAATGTAGGTGGATTTTATCTTCAGTAACTTGTTGTAGACTCTTAAATTTTCTGCCCATTGATACGTTTTAGAAAGCTCTAAAATCATTTCCATGTCAAACTTATCCTGGCCTTTATCAGTTTGAGTTAAAGGTTTAATACCCATATAATCAAATGCAATCTCGCCTAGATGTTTTTTGGATTGAATATTTAAAAACTCTCCATTGTTGTGTTCTTTCCATAGATTGACAGAAATTTTTAGAACCTCATCAGCATCGAGATAATCTAAATTACCTGTCAAGAGAAATTCCTTATAATTTGAGTCTTCCAGAGACTCTAGAGATTTTTTAGAAATTGTAAATTTCCCAGTTTTCTCACTTCGTGGCAAGGGTAAGGACTTCAGCACAATTAATGTTTGTGCCCAGGTACCTTTGTTTGAAGGTGGAAAGGTTTTTAAAGCAGAATCTACAACCCACTCTTTTGCTTTATCTTCAGCAATTATACTGTCAATTACAATTCTTCTGTTTTTTTCTAGGTCTAAAGTAATTTCCTCTCTTGTTTTTTCTAGTAAAGGTATGTCCAAAGCTACTCCAATCTCTTCCATTGGGATAGTAACCTCCTTGTAGAGTGGCATTACTTCCTCTTCAAAGAAAAATTTCTCCAATCCCTCTTCTTTAAGTTTCTGGATAAAATAATTGAAGATTCTTAAGGTTAAGTCCGTATCAGCAGCAGCATACTTTGATAGAATTTCTAAATCAGCTTTGTAGATTTCAAAATTCTCTTTAGTCACAGATCCCCCATTCTTTTTAATAGATTCTTTAAGTTCTATTTGTTCCTGGTTGGCTGCTTTTTCAACATCTAATCCGATTTCTTTCTGAATTGATATTGCTAAGGGTTTTAGTCCGAATACCCCCATTCCTGCACCTTCTTCTTGGACTGTGTGGACAAGTAGTGCAGTATCAGCGTAAAGATTTTGTAGAAAATCTACCCCGTAGAAGTTTTTGGTGTACCGTAAGTCGAAACTTGAGTTATGACACACAAGTTTTTTATTTTTCAACCTTTCGAGAATTTTTTTAGAAATTAGGTGAGCACCTATTCCCCCTATTTTACATTCTTCAAGTTGTCCACTTTCAAAGTTCCAGACTTGTGTCGGGAAATAGAATCCAACACCTTCTTCCCCAGATACTGACCACCCAACTATTTCCCCTTTTCTCGGATTTAAGGAAGTTGTTTCCGTATCATAAGTAATGATGTCAGATTCTTGTATATGCTGCAGTAAGAGTTCTACAGTCTCTTCGGAATTAACTGTGTAATACTGCTTCTTAATTTCTCCCATAAATTTTACGTGACCTTTTCAATTCCCGGTGTACTATGTACATTGACCCAAATACCTTTTGCTTTATTCCTAACTTCTTTCAGTGAAAGTGTTAGATTTTTTAAACCCATATCAACATAGGTTCTCATACTATTAATTCCGTACTTGAATATGTCTCTGGTGTGTAAACTGTAACAATAAATCCAATCTGCTTTTGAGGTAAAGAACCATCCCAATGTCTGGTCGGGTTTGTATAATTCCAAGAATGTGAAACCTTTTGGTTGAATATTGGTTTTTACTTCAACTCTCTCCCACGTATTTGAATCTTTATCAAAAAATTCAAAATCAAAACCTTTTTGCTGGTAGCCTTTGTTAACTTCGTAATTTGTGTAATCTCTTACTTCGTAGATACTACCTAAATGTTTTCTAACAGCTTCTTCACCTATCTGCCCTACTACAAGGTTTTGATTGAAGTTACTCTTCATTACTGTCTTAAAGTTTTATCAATTCTGACGTTTATTTCAGAAAAGAACTCTGGAATTAGATAAGAGTGTGAAGCTCTAATCGGGTTAATGTCGATTCCCCCTCTACGGGTGTAAAGACATGCAACCATTAACTCATCTGGACTGTATGCTTGTTTCAGGTGCATATAAACCATTTCACAAATTTCTTCATGGAAGTGTGAAACTTGCCTGTGACTCACAATGTATCTTGCAATTGAATCTATTTTTGGGATTTCACCATCCTTTGATCTAATGTGAATATATATGTCCCCCCAGTCAGGTTGTGATGTCACCCTGCAATTTGATCTTAAAAGATTGGAAGTTATTTGTAGGTTAACTTTTCCTTTTTCTGGTTCCGATTCCAACTGTGTGAAATCCGAATGAAAGGAATCAAAGACAATTTCATCTAAGTTAATATAACTTTCCAAAGGTTTAAAATTGTAGAAACCTCCACCAGGATGTAAATGTGTAAACATTTTTACCTCTACCTGTGTGAGTAATTTGTCGATAAGGTCCTGTTTAACCCTATTTTCTAATAACCTGATACAATCCTCTCTTGTCTCCCCTAATCTTGTCATGTTAAAAGAGTTCAAATATAGTTTTAAAGATTTGGATTCAACATGGTATTTAGAATTGGAAGAATAGTAGATTTTCATCATACCCACAACTGGAAGTCCGTTCTTAGTGATTGCAGAAACTTCATAAGCATTCCACACATCACCCCCCACAAAGGGTAAACTATTTTCTTTGATACCGTAAGCTTCCCTATTATAACTCCTAGGGATTGCTACGAGTAATGAAGGGTCATATGAATCTTTATACCCTTCCCCTCCCACTTTTCCAAGGTGTCTTGACGCAATGTCTAACAATTCCTGTTCTCTAATGTCCATTTAAAGTTTAGATTTTAAATAATTTATGTAATCTTGTGATTCTTTTCCGTTGGGGTAGTATGCAATAATCTGATTAAGCCCATTCCTTTCCCCTAATTCAATATAACCGTTTTTTCTGTAGATTCCTTCAGAACCTTTTGTTATGTTTGTCCAAATAAACTCGGAACTGTATGTAGTATGTACATGATCCAAGAGTCTTTGACCCAGTCCTTGTGAGTGTTCAGAAAATTTAACAAATAGTCCTCTGTTAACAACTCCCCTATCTGTTTCCTCCACTAATACAAATGCAACAGGTTCCAATCCTTTACAAATCCAGAAACATTTTCCCTGTAATTCACGTTCACTCCACAGTTTTACTAAGGACTGTGGGAAATCATCAGAAAATATGTCTTGTAACTTCTCAATAGAGGTTTGCTCTAATCTGTAAGATTCTGGTTTGAACATCTCCTGTTAATTTAATTACGTTCGGGACATTTCTTAAAAGTTCTTGAATAGTTTGGTCCACTTTTACCTGAAGGTTCTTATCTACACTTCTAATACCGTCATCAACCAGTTCGAATTCAATAGGGAGATAGAAAATTTTAGAGTACATATTTGAGTTTAATCTATTCTCACACTCTGTAACAATCTTATACGTAAAATCCTCAGAAAGTAATCCCTGTTCCTGAAACACCAAGGTATAGGCAGTAAAATCAATAAAACTCCTATCCATAAAAATGTGTTGAGTTTGTTTGATTTTATTTAATTCATGTTCTTTTTCACATATTGCATGAAAAATTCTTCCTTGAACTCTATCGGAAATCTCATCCAGTCTTCTTTCAGATGGGTTTGTAACATCCCTTGTAGATGAGTCATTAAAGTAAAATAAAGGGTATTCCTGTTTGAGTGCCTCCAGAAGAGTTGATTTACCTGTACTGTGTGTACCTGTTAAAGTTAAAATCATTTTAATCCTATATCAATTTTACATAAGTTAATAATTTCCTTCATATCTTCAAACACATTTTCATGTGGAATAGTTGTTCCTGTGTATTTTTTAAAAGGTCCAGATCTACCCTTCTTCTGACGGGTATTTTGCCAACCTATTGCATCAAAAAGGTTGAAATCTATTGTAGGAAACTTAAAAGAATTCTCTTTCAAAATTTCAACAACCGGTTTACCTTTCTTACCTTTAAAAGCTTCTTGTGTGAATCTTTTAACAAATTGAAACTGTGATAGTAGTTCAACCGGGTTAATACTAGCTCTAAAACACCTAAATTCAAAAGTCTCTCCCTTAGTTAGGTTAAATAGGTTTATTGCAGTTCTGTTAGAGGTTGTATGTTCTTTCTCCCCAGTTATCCAACAACGATTAATTGCGTTAAAAGTCTTCAAAGCTCTTTCTACATCCTCAAAAGACGTAGCTTTCTCAACTGCTTTATAAATTTCCGGATTGATAGTTTTACACCCATCAAACTGTAGGTAAGTTTTAACCCAATCCTCTAGTTCAGATCCCCAAACTGCATCATGAATCTTACTATCCCATGAATGACATGCTTTTTGTGTGTCGAGTTCATTCATTTCGACATACTCAAATACATTTTTTAATAGTCCCAGGTCTTCTTTAAGTCCTTTGACGTACACATGAACATGTCCGTGATTGACACATCCTGTTCCAACTACAGGAAACAGATTCATAATTTCCATTACCCTATTAGTCAACACTTCTACACTGGTTGTAGGTTGGACATTTATTTCTCCCCCAACTTTACAGTCAATACATAAAGGGTCTGTTCCAATACCTTTCCATTTACCGACTGTATTGACAATATCAATTTCTGAACCCATATAGTACCCTGCAATTTTAGGTCCTTCCCACTGTCCAAGTTCAATTGGGATATCAATACTTCTGTCTATATCCGACCACTCTATTTCATACCCGTAAGATATGTAAGGTTGTATGTTAGTATCTTTATTCATTTAACTTAGTTTTCGGGTAATATCTAATTCAGCTACCGGGTATCTTGTCCCCCCTGATTCAATTGTGTATCTTGGTCTGTAAACTCCATGTACATCCACCTCCCTAAAACTTACAACAGTTCCTATTAGCTTTGCTCCTAGAAATAGAAACTCTAATTTATCTCCGGTGTAATACTTTTGTTTACTCATAGTTGATCTAATAACCAGTACTTCCTAAATTCAAGAATATTATTGCAAATCTTGTCCTGGTTTATAGGTTCGTGGTTGATTAACTCAAACAACTTTTTCGAGTGTTTTGTATACAATCCAAAATTTGCTTGATATTCCATGTCCATTAAACCATGCACAACCGGGTTGCTTGTATCCATGGAGTGGATCCACTTATAATCTTTGTAAAACTTACCCTCGATAGGTAAAGCATTACCCAGTAAATGGTGAGGAAGTGTTTGATCAATGACACCGTCTTTAAGTAGGTCTCCCAGTAATTTTACTCTGCCCAACATCCAGGAAACAAGTTTATTTGAATGTGGAACTGAATGTTCATAGTAGGAATAATCAAAAGAAATGGCAATCATGTCAACATTTGCTTCCTTAAGTAGAAACTCATAACATTCCCTCAATTCTCCATATGTTTTCCCTTGAAGGACACCAATCTTTTTACTTTCTAATATATTCTTATTTGAATTCCAAGATCTCATGTTCTCCATTGTGTTTTGGCAATCTTCAAGAACATCTGGCACAATATACCAATCAGGTTTTAGTTTTTCTACCCACCCTCTAAACTTATCCGGGTCAAAAGCAGTTCCAAGTTCAAAAATTGAGTTGTCTAAAATGATTTCTCTTCCTTGTTCTTTGGACCGGTTATATAGTTCTAGGTACTCCGGGTCTTCTTCAAATAGGTGTACTAAAAAGTAATCGTAATCACTTAGTGTTTGAACTAAAGGAAATAAGCTTTTTGGTGCTTCGTGACTTATTTTTATCATAGATCTCAATGTAGGTCGGTTTCCTGATTTTGAAATGTTTCTAGAGCTTCAGTCAAATCCTTTAGGTAACTCGTCTGCAGTTGTGTTAGTAAATTCAATACATCAAGGTAAGGTACAACCTCCAACCCTGTTTCCGGTAGGGTGATGACCTTATCCTTTAATTCCTGTAGTAACTGTTCCATTAAAAAACTGTTTTAGGTTAGGTCTGAAATAGTTAACATTTTTCATCACTTTCCTGTCTCTAGATCTGTAGACTACATAGAAATTTCCTACTTTCTCAAAGTGACATTCCTCTCCCTGTTCTTGTGAACGTACTTTTACTGTTTCCAAAGCTTCTTCTTCTGTCGAGCAAGCTTTTGACATGTTTGATCTATGAACCTCTTGGTATGCTTCCCATATTTTATCCTTAAGACCGTGAAGAAGAGTACCGTTCCCAGTGGCAACATAAGTAATATCAGACAATGCATCCAAAACTTCCACGATGTTTCCTGTTTCACAAGCTTCCTTGTACTCTTCAAGCTCTTCAAGTATAAAGTTGTATACAAACTCCCACTCTTTTCTTTCAGGTATAACAGGTTCGTAGTTATTTGGTTTACCCATTGTTGTGTTAAACTCTTCAACTTCACTTATAAAAGGAACATATGTTTTAAGTTCTGTTTCAATTTGATCCTCAAGGGAAACAATTCTATCTATAGCATCTTTCTCCAGATCTGTGGAGTGTTTAATACATAGATTCAGTATTTCACTTTTCAGAAGTTTAATTAGGTCTTGCTGTAAAGTTATTAGACTATTCACCTTATTCAATTACTTTAATGATTTTTGATTGAATAACCCCAACTACTTCAAAATTTGAATGACCGGAAAATTCCTTGGTTATTTTTGCTTCAGCATCTGTAGCTGAAACTGCACTTACTAGATACTGTTCTCTTACTTTTTGTAACCTATCGTTTTTCTCTACCGATAGTTGAACTGTAACTGTCCAAAACTGATTCATATTACTTTGTTTTTGTTAATTCGATATTTTTGTAAAACTCTGCCCTAGCTGAATCTTCATCTAAGAAACATCCTGAAAGTTTTGCAGTTTGCATTGAGGCTCCTTGATGTTTCACCCCTCTGCAGGAAACACAGTTATGTGTTGCATTTACATGTACTGCTACACCTTTGTTATTTTCACAAATTTTATCAACTGCATGGTGTATTGCCACTGTTAACTGCTCTTGGATAGCCCCTCTTCTCCCAAAATGTTCCACTATCCTGTTTAATTTAGACAACCCAACAACTTTACCTTCTTTAGATGGTACATAAGCTATACTCACAATACCTTCTACTTGTTGATGATGATGACTACACATTGACTTAACCGGGATGTTACTCTCTTGTACAATTCCATCGTACCCATCACTTGGAAAAGCTGTTATATCTGACATCGGGTTGTACCTTCCGTGCCAAAGATCGTTTACATAGGCTTTAGCTACTCTTTTAGGAGTCTCTTTAGAATTCGGGTCATTTTCCCAGTCACATCCCAATGCTGTCAGAAACTCTCCATATGCTTTAGCTGCACTTTCGATAATTTCTGCTTTTTCAGTTTCTGATAATTTAGAACTGGTTCCCTCTAGTTTCTGTTTTTTGTGTAACTGTGTTGAAATACCATTTGCAAATCCAGGTGTAACGATTTCAAGACCTTCTACAGGTTTTTTCATTATTTACTTTTGTTTTTTAAGGTTCTTCGACTTATTTCCAGTAAGATAATAAATTATCTTCGATCTTTCAACCATTTACTAAATTCTAGCTATAAGCATACCTTCGGCACCAGTTACCTTGACTTTTTCAAAATCTACATATCCTTCCTGATTAGTGTAATCAATAAGTTCCTGTATAGACACCTTGTCTTTAAACCCAGCTTGACCTGTAGGTGCATGTA